TTATATCGGGTTTTGGTCTACTCATTTTATATTCCTGTTAAACACTACTATTATTTATCAGAATATAGTAGTTATATACGCAGTTTACTTTTGAGTAGAATGGTGTTATAGAGGGGTATTTAAGGGGTTATTTCCATTTAGTTCCACCGTCAGCAACGATGCTAACGACTTCTTCTTTTTTGTTAGCTTGATCTATTAACTTTTCTAGGTCACCGTGTAATCTAGACATTACTCCACCTAAAGTAAGGGCAAGATTTTTTGCTTCTTTGATATCTATTTTAACTTCAATTTGTCTTGAATTTTCTGCAACTTTCACTTTATCAATAAATTGTTCTAAAGGAATAGTGTTTAATGGTTTAACGGTTTGCACGGCTTAACTCCTGACGCATTTCTAATTCATCTTTAAATGGTCCTTTATGTTCATATTTTTCTAATGTAACTAGTTTAGGACAAAAACTTTTAACCCAGCCCTTGTCAAAATGAATAATAAAATAACCAGCACAATATAAACTCTTAGATTTTTTACTTTTAGTAAATAGTGCAAATTTTCTTTTAAGATCATATACGGCATTATATGGTATAGTACTAGTGGGTAAATTATAAATTTCTTTATCTACAGTTTTGTTTGCATCACTTATAGAAGCCGCCTGCCAGAGAATTTCTCCACCAATTCCTTGTTTAAGATCTTGTAAACAATTATAGTACTCAGTAATCGAACCATTACGTTGTCTGCGTGGCTGGGACGTACAACAATACATATAATGATTATTTTCGTCTTTAGATAATGTGCCTATCTTTTTTCCATGATTAGCATCTTCAATTATCCAAAATTTATTTTTTAATATTTCTTTTGCTTTTACATCTGTCATAATACAGGATACCTCGCTTGTAATGGCTCAGCATACGCCTGAGCATTATCGGTTATTCTTTGCATATCATATAATGCACAGAATTTCATTAATCTCAAACCTACTTGTGGAATATTTTTAGGTTGTGCGTTTTCAACAATCGTATTTTTAATTTTATCTTTAATATATTGTGGTTGTGCAGTTAAGTCACATAGTTCTACATTTCGATTATAATCATCTAATACCCTATGTTCCTTACCTTCATGATCAACCCAACGTTGCAACATTAAATTATTCCAGCTGTAACCTTTTGTTTGCATATCATTAAATGCCTCTTCTAAGCCTACTTTGTTTCTTGTGCCTTTAACTCTAACACCAGGGTATGCAGAAAATACATTGTCACTTGTATCTCCGCGAACACATTTTTGAAAAAGTGCCCATTGTGGATCTGGTGCTAATTTATCTTTGCCTGTCTTTTTGTCAACAACTCGTGTTCCTTTATCGTCAAAATAACCTTCGTGTGTAATAGTTACATTTGACACACCGTTATATTGACAAACTGTTGGTGAAATTAATTGTGTAAAATCACCATCTGTTGATATAATTGCGTGTTCATCATTAGGATGATGTTGTATCCAGCCTGCAATTAAATCATCAGCTTCTAATTCTGCGTGTTGTAATACAGTACAATTTGTCTTAGTTGTTATAAAGTCTCTAAAGCTATCAAATGTTTCCCAAAAGACTTTTTCTTCGTCTTGCTGTTTTTCTGTTAGAGCATCACGTGCCGCTTGTCTATTTCTTTTATATGGTTCATAAACATCCTTACGCCAACTACGGCCTTCTAAACAAAATACAATATGGTCTGCATCAAAGTCGTTCCATGCTTTCTTTAAACTATTAAAAGTAATATGGAAAGCCATACCTACTTTCATATCAAGTTCACCACGTACTACGTGACGAGCTCGAAAGAACGTATTTGCTGTATCAACTAGAACGTATTTCATCTGCTATATCCTTATTCATAAAGGTTACTGTTTTTTTCGGTTTCGAGGAAGGAGTACCGTGTTCTTGAGTCCATAAATCAAATGCAATACTTAATCTTATACCATCTTCAGTATATTCGTCAGAACGATGTTGAATATATCCTGGAAAGAGAGTTAATTGTCCTTTTTTATTTTGAAAGTGCATTTCTATATCTTCATAAGGAAATTTATAAAATGTTTTGGTGTTATAATTTCCTAAATGTATATTGCCACTAAGATATGTTATTGGAGAAGAACCATGACTATGAGGATCTATTTTTTGACCTTTACGTATAATATTATACCAACATACTATTTGTAGATCTTCTATTGGTGTTTCGTCTTGTTCAACAAATTCTATATATGATTTTTGTATAAACTTTTTAAGCTCATTAATTTTTGGTTCTTCTTCTCCTAAATCAAAAAGATTATAAGAACCAAATCTTGCTGTAAGCGATTCAATACCTAAGCCTGTACCCCCATCGCTATGAGGTTTTGTAGACAATAAAATCTCATTCTCTTTTTCCAATAGAAAAGATGTTACTGTATCAATCCCGGCTTCGTCTTCCCAGGTCGTTAGACCAAAAGGCACGTTCCAAGATGGTGCATAGCTGTTTAATGGCTTTGAACTTTCCATTTTCTCTATTTGAATCACGATATTTCAGACTTTCCTTTATCCGAAACAGGACCAACATTTATGTATCCAGCACCTCTTGATGGATCTAGTCCTTGTTCTTTTAAAATATTTCGTGCTACGTCTTTAAACCAACCATCAACTATTTGCTCGTTAGTTTCGCCTTTGTAACCAGCATCTATTAATTGTTCAATAAATTCATTGTTCCAATCAAGTTCAAAGAATCCATTTTTAATATCTTTCTCGTTAACATGAGTTTCTAAAACTCCTACCCAAGGTTTTCTAGCTTTTTGGGCCGCTTTCTTTTCAGCCATTAAAAGTTCAATCCTAGTTTTTTGTTTAGGATCTGTTTGTTTTTGAAATAAGTTCTTTAATTTATCTAGCATAATTATATTCCCGAATGTCTAATTTTGTCCATGTCAATTTCGTTTTGTACTGGCGCATCTTTAAGTTCCCCATGAATTTCCGAAGATGTCGACGTGTAGTCTTGGGGTATATCTCCATCCTCGCCCCATTGCAAGTTTGGCGACTGTTTTTGCGTTTTCTTGGTATTCTTCGTAGCATCCGCCCACGGCCATACAGTAAACCGGGCACTCCACTTTTGCTCCTTTATACTCGTTAACAGCTCTTGTAACTTCCTCCACGTCCACTTCATCAGCGACCACAAACTTAAGATACAAGTAAGTCCCAGGGACAGTAAAATATGAGTAAGCAATTTCAGGCTTGATAGCATCACCCCATAACTCACCACTGACAGTAAGTTTCGGAGAGCACGACCAAGTAGTATGAAATCTTGCTTTAGTTGAGATGTAGTTTCTGAAATCATCTCTAAGCTCTTGTGTAGTGTTTGTTTCAAATGTAACATTCTTTAAATCTCCCATTTTAGGATGTTGAAATAGATCTATGTACATCCTTTGCCATCCAAGCAAAGGTTCACCCCCTGTTATTACAAGGTGAACATCTTGTCCATTATTACAAGTCCATTTGCCTTCTGGTGTAAGAGAAAGTAATTCATCAACTAGATCATCTAGTTGGTAATCCGTAGTAAACTTTTTAAATCTAGGATCCCATGATGCATAACTGTCACAACCTTTATGCACTAAAGGTAAATCTTTCAATACTTTGTACTTATCCGGGTTTTCCTGGTGGTCTTTAGCAATTAGGTTGTAGTCATTAGCCAATTCACCTCTTGGCATACCAAACCCACGGCATTTAAAGTTGCACCCATACATACGCAAGAAAACCGACGGTACACCAACAAATCGACCTTCTCCTTGTATGCTATAAAATGCTTCACAGACTCTAGCCTTCATCAATTACCTCCAAAATGTCAGCCTCTTTAAAGCCTAGTCTATCCATTTCTGATATAAACTTGTCTTGCGTGAAAGCACCGTATTCAAACATTTGAATTGTTTTATCTACTTTACGATTCCAAAATTCTCTAATAGGTGTTACACTCATTTTGCGTGTCCTTTCATGCTTAGACAGATATCATAGAATTCTTGTTTTAGTGCTGAGTCTTCACTAAATGCACCTAACATAATTGCAGTCGTCATATCCGACTCATGTTCTTTAACACCACGTTGTGTCATACAAAAGTGTTCTGCTTTAACTACAACCGCTACGTGTTTTGTCTTTGCATACAACGAAAGTTCGTTTGCAATTTCTGTAGTCATTTCTTCTTGAATTTGGGGGCGTTCTGCGATGTGGTGTACTAGTCTATTAAACTTACTAAGACCAATAACTTCTTCTTCAGGTATAATGCCAACCCATGCATTACCTACAATATTTTGAAAGTGATGGGCACAAGTGGACCTAATACTTATTGGTCCACTCGTATACAACGATTTGTAACCCATATTGGGAAAACTTGTTACCGCAGGACGTGGATTAAATCGACCTCCAAATATTTCACGAACGTACATCTTTGCAACACGTTTTGCTGTATTACGAGTGTTATGATCGTTCTCCGTATCTATTACGAGAGTATCAAGAACTGTTTGAAATGCTTCTTGGACTTCTTGTTCTAATTGTTCTTTCTCGGATTCATAGATATGTTCGCTAATATTATCATTAGCATGAAACCTAGTGCCTGCGTCTTTCAGTCTTTGTCGAATTTGTGTACTTACTTTTCCCAATGTCATTCTCCGATGTTAAGGCAGTGGATTGCCTGAATTCATATACTATAATACAGTATATTTAGGTTGTTGTCAAGTATTTTAGAAATGTTTGTTAGCCATTTCAAGCATATCATTATACTTGGCAATCAATTCTATCTCTGTTCCCAGAGTAGTAATCATGTCAGGATGATCTGCCACGCCAACAGTATTGTTGAGTAATACTTCAACATTGGCTACTGACTTTTTGATCAAACCTTCCATATGTGCCTTGAAAGCTTCTAAGAGTTTTTCTCTCATAGTTGTTCTCCTTTGTTAAATTGTGATGGCTGATATTCACTTTGAATATCAATCCGTTTGTTCTGTGAAAACCAATCGTCCACAGAATCCTTTGCAACATGGTTCAAAAGTCAAACCTCTGTTGCCGAGCTTGTTCTTCAGCCCATAATTTTTCTTGTCGTTCTTTATCTTCGTTTGCTTTATAATTTCCTCTTCCAGGAATTGCATGACGTACTCCACCTGTAGGATCAGCCATATCAGCTTTACGTCTAGGAATTAAATGGACATGAGCATACATTATAGATTGTCCTGCTTCGCGGCCAACGTTTTGACCAATGTTATAAGCATCGCAATATCCTTTTTGCACCCAATCAAAACCCCATTGGTAAGCGGCCTTATAACATTTTGCTAAATGTTCCCAGTCTTCTACTTTAGGAACAAATAGTAAATGTCCTTCAGTAACTGGATACTTGTCTTTATATACAACAAAATCTTTAGTATCAACTAAAGGTTCGCTATTTAAAGCCCAAACTGTTTCTTCTAGTTTCATTTGTCATGCTCCTCTACCCATTCAAGTACATTCATCATTGTATGCAATCGCTTACGGGCATCATTAAGGTTAAGTGCAGGTACCCATGCGGTACCTTTATTTTGTTGCATTTCTAACATAATGTCATTATGCTCTTTACGTTTTGAAAATTTAATAACGTTTGCTGTTTTAAATTTTAAAATAAAAACTTCTTTTTTCTTTTTAAATGGTATAACGTTATTCATCGCGATATTTTCCAACGTTTTCCCACGGGTATACTAACCATACATCATCTTCGGCTTTGTTTACTTCGTGAGCCCAATACTTAACGTCTTGGAATTCACTTGATAAATTTTCAGTTAAAACTGCAAAGCGAACATTAGTACATTGATCATTAAGACACCAATCGTGCCTAATCCAACTAAATGTAGCACCAGAATCATTAATATCATCTACTACTAAAATATTTTTTCTTTTTGCGACAGCATCTTCAGCCATCCATGAATTAGATTCATTTTTTCTAGAATGGTCCCGTAATGCAACCTTTAATGATTCACATCTAATATCTAGCATATTACTTAATATAGCGGCTGGGATATTTCCACCCCGTGTAATTCCAACTATGTATTCGGGAATCCATTTATCCTTATACATACCATTAACAATTTGATGGCACATATTTTCTATATTAATCCAAGTATAATAATGCTTCTTAATCATATTTTTCCTTTAAGTATTTTTTATTATTAATCCATTCTCCATTTTTAACAAATCCCCAATCATGTTGATGTTTACCCATAAAGAATAAACTCCAGCATGGAATGTCTTTACCATCTTTATCTTTAGATAATTCAAGCCTGTGTAAATCTTTTGCTTTACATATACGGAAATGTCCTGGACCGCACCAATGTTTACCATTAACAGTATGTTCCCAATATCCACCTTTTAAAATAAGTGTAGAATAATTCCATGGATGGTCATGTAAGTCATCTAAGTCGCTAACTAAAATTTTATGTAAAGTTAAGTTAAATGGAAATTTTACCCTATCTATTAAAAACAAATAGTACCTAATTAAATAAGGTACACTATTAGTACGATCATAAATGACACGTTTTCTATTTTCAAACAGAGCCATCATCTTCAGGTTCCTTGTACGTGTAATCATCTTTAATTAGATTATATACAGTCATAAATTTTTCATATTGAATCTTAAGCCCTGGATATTTTGTAATCATATCATCAATAACGACTTCTGATGGCCACTTGTCAAACATCTTTCTATGCCATTCAGTTCCTAAAGCATCTTTATCTATGTTTATACTAATAGGACTAGATGCTGTTACAGTACTAGTAGCATAATTGGTAGTAGCATCAAATGATATACTATAATCATTATTTGATGGAGCCATAGACGGAGTACTAGTATCATACGATATTGTAAATGGCTGTTCGGGTAATGTTTTTGTATCAATTGTCATTTTGAATTCCTTCATATAGTTTCTGTCCACTAAAATAATCTGCTTTTAGTTTAGAAACTTGTTTTTGGATTAAAGGAACGTATGATTCGTAATTTTCTATATAATCAATAATCTTATTCCTAACCTTTTCTTTGTGATGTGTATAAGCCTTAAATGTTGCAGTCCATTCAGATGGATATTTAAATTCTGTTAATCCCATTTCTTGATAACTTAATCTATCTGGGACCATTGGTATAGTGTCAACTAACGCACCTTCATACCAACTAATACCTAATGTTTCTTGTAAGTTAGCACTAAACACAATTTTAGCACGACCTAATAAATTATGATATTCATTTTTTGATAATGCTTGGTCTTGGCATACTATAAATTCATAGTCTGGCAATTGTGTTCGTAAGTCTCTAAATATGTCTGGTTGTTTTTCTGGAGCAATTCTATGTGGGAAAAGAATTAAATTTTCTTTTGGCATATCTCTATAAGTATCTAAACTTTTTGCTAGATACTCCATAGGCCAGCCTGTACGAATCATTTTACTTGGAGATGCATTTTTAAAACTGTCAAGAAACATATCAATATGAAATTGTGTTGCATAAAAGTTTTGATCGTATGTTTCAAACATAGATTGTTCTGCATATCTACACCAAGGTGCATCACCAATTAATCTACCTAAGAAGTCTGCTGGGTCATAACTGCCGGCGTGCCACATACCACCAATTCTAATTTTAACGCCTAATAGTTCTGCCATATATTTTAATTGTATGACAGTAGGATTCCATGCATCTGTATATAAAAAGTAATCACCATCCTTTACTTTTCCTGTACAGAACATTTCACCTATTTGTTCTAATTGCTTACTTTTGTAAACATTAGTTCCACCAAAGTTAAGAAAAGCCCCAGGCGTTGTTGCCTGGGGAGTTTCACCTCCACTAATTACAATAACTTCTTCTTTTGTAGCCTTCCGCAGTTGTATTGGTAGATACTCTTTCCATTGCTTGGTGTATCGTGTATCAACTGCTTCTATGTCTACAATATAAATTGTCATTGTTTTCGCTTGTTCCTTCTATTGCGTCCTCTCGCTTGTCGTTCTCTTCGAGCCTTTTCAGGATCTAAAAAAGCCTGCCAAACTTTGGACTTTTTATTATACAAGTCTCGTTCATCGAACTTGTAACCTTCAAAGCGACAAAAGTCGCGTAACTTATCCAGATCATCAAAGATCTGTACCACGTCGGGTCGTTGTGCAAAGTAGCCCACGATGTTTTCTCCTTCATCTAGCTAGGTGCATATTGAATATGGCAACCATTTTCACCATCTTCAGAAATGTCAATATTTACGTCTCTATCTGGATAACGTGCATTAACTTTTTCATATAAGTCATCTGCCATCATCTCACAAGATTTGTAATCTACATTAAGTTCCCCTTGATATAGTTTCTCCAACCAACGTTTAAATTGTATAAATTCGATATCCCTATCATCGTGAAATACTTCAATCTCTACTTTGAAATGAAATATGTGTCTATGCGGATATCCCAAAAATGATACATCGTATTCATCTCCGGTCTTAAGTTTAACATCGTCAAGTGCCGCCGGAAATTTATGTATTCCTTCTTTGCGGAACGTGACCCATATCATACGTTTATTCATGTTCATATTGTACTGCCTTTACAGTTATTTGTCAACCTTTATTGGTTCGTCTTTTGAATAAGCATTCCATCCTGTGAATTTTTTTCGATCCATCAAGTCGTGTACCTGATGTATCCAAACTCCAGGATTAGATGCATCAAAATCGTTATCATCGATTTTAATACAAGCATTATAATTTAATTGCTCGATGTGTGGTAATTTTACACTAATCTGTGATATAAATTTTGGACTTTCATTAAAATCACAGTTAAGTATCCATTCATGATACTTTACATCGTAATCTAATGTAACCCAATAGTCTTTGTCTAGTAATCCGTTTATAATAACAGACCATTTCTTAACTTCGCCTGGATGATGTTGTGTTAAGTCTACATTAAAACTTTGGTTAGCACCAAGATATATATGGTGTACCCATTGTTCTTTTGCGTGTTTGATAATAGTGTCTAAAGGTTGGGCTCCTACAACAAATAATGTGTCCATATCATAAGCAGGCGTATGTTCAACTTCAAATCCAGTAAAAAATTTTACTTCAGTTTCAACACCGTCATTATAAACACGTTTCATCGTTGTTCTCCTACTCGTCCCTCTCAAAGGGAACTTCGCCTTCATCGTTTTTAGAAATGACTTCTAAAACTGGTTTAGTAGTACATCCTACATGAACTAGGTCTACTTTCCAATCTTCTTTAAGCATCTCTTGTACAGCCTCGAGTCCACGTGACCTAATTGTGTCTTCCCAATCTTCTACAAATTCAACGCACTCAGTTTTAGTATCAAAATGCCTAGAAAGAACATTTACGATTTCATCTCTTTGAAAACCGCTTGGCTCAATTAATGTGAAAGCCAAAAGTAGCATAAAAGTTTCCATAAGTCTTACCTCTTGTTTGCCTAAATTACGATTATTATACTATTATAACATATTATACGAAGAAGTCAATGCTCTAATTCTTCCAAATAGTCTAATTGGTTGAGTTTATCTTTTATTCGAAGTTTCATTTTTTTGTGCCTTTTTATAACTGCCTTTGATTCCCATGATCGATCTCCATTCCGATCAGTTTCCATTTGTTCTACTTTATTATGTAGATAACGGAATTCTTTTTTAAGTCGCCTTTGTCGTTTGCTCTTGCTCATTCTCCAGTTCCTCTAGCTTGTGCTCATGCTCTTCAGTGAATTCATCATCGTCAACTAGGGGTTGTGTATTATCAGCATCTTCAAATAGTGAATTAAACATAGCACTTGCATTCACAGTTCTTTTACCTGTCATACCTCTAGTTCCTATCACTGAAATCCAAAATTTATTAAATTCTTCTATTACTGCTAATGCAGTATCTTTATTATCTGTTGCAAATATAGCCTCTATAATATCTCTAAAATAGACTCTATCAAATCGTTCATCAACTAGCATTTTTGGAATAACATTATTATCATATTGTCTGTTTGCTTCTTGTACTGCATTAATATGATGCCAAACATTATGTCCCATTTGAATTGCATAACTAAATGAATCCCAACTAGTTCTTCCTTCTTTACCTATCTTATTTAGGTCGCCTGGCTTATAACAACAAATTTCTGCAACCTTTAATCCATCCGTTATAGGTGAATTTTCAAAGTTTTTAAATATACCATCTTGTAATACTGCATCTTTAAATAAACGAGTATCAGTAGCATACTTTTTATCATCTATACTCGGTACCATTCGGTACACCCATTTAGATCTATCTTGTGTTTCTGTTTGAATATAAACTTGTCCATTTGCAGTTGCTAAGAAAGGACTTGCACAATCAAATGTAACTGTAAAGTTTGGATTATGATATTTACGAACTGCTCGTTGTATGTCAGTTAGTAAGGCCGCCCATTCGAGTTTAGATGTACCTAAGAAGTGCATATAGTCGTGCAATCCTTTTTCTAATAGTCCATCAAAACGTAATGCGACAAGTCTTTTTAATACTAGGTGTATGTCACACATATTTTGACCACCCATTGACCACCCTTCAAAGTGCTCTGTATATTTCTTAGGATCACAATAGTCTTTCATTTGCTGATACCAATCTTCTGCATCAGTATGATTTTCACCTTGCAATACATTAAGAAACTTACAAGCACCAGACTTGTTTTTCATAAAGTATTCGTTATTAATGCGTGTGGCATTTACAGCTTCTTGATATGTTGTAATACCTGTAGCTTTTTGTCCAGCTGGTGAACGTGCCACCCAAGCAGGTATATCAAGTATCATACCGTAATCAGCATACGCATCAAGCCACGTTAGAACTTGTTGTCGTTTCTTTTTAGCTTTAGGACAAGTAGGATCTTTCCAATCACCTTCCCATACGCCTTTACCAATTTGGAAACCACCCGAGTCTCCAAGTATCCAACTGTTATTACGATCCCTATTACGGACCATGTCTTCTTTAGGTGAGTGTTTGTTTACATCAAGTTCGGCGTGTCCCGCACTATATAGACTCCAATGATATTTGAATAAACCCTTTTGTGGGTTTAACCAGTTCATACTTTCTACATCGTTCGGGAAGTTTGATGGAACTCGTGACTTTTCAACATACTCGTCGTATCGTTGCTTTCCTATATAAGTTGCAAAGAAGCCACTTATTGCCGGAAGAAATATTGCATAATCTTTTTGTGCTGTCGTTAAGTCTGTTCTCATTTTTTATCCAAGATGTTCAATTGCTTCATAGCCAAACCATAAAGCAAATATAAGGAACGTATATCTTGTTATTGAAAATAGTGTTTGTGTTTTAATGTGTTTTTTCAAATATGGAAAACCACCAAATACTAGTGCAATAGCCAGTCCTGCCCCTAACCATCCATCGCTTGTATTGTTTACTGATTGAAACATAAAAATACATATTTCCATAAATTCTCTAGCAAAAATAAAGAATATTGTAAACATTCCTACAAACAAACCTGTTTGTCCACTTCTAATGTAGTTGACGTGTTGTTGTAAGTGCTTGGCCATATTTTTACTATTAAAGAACAAGTAAAACATTAATGCAGAAAGTAATGCATACATACCTACTTCGTATGCCTCTAATGCTTCACCCAAGAACCATCCAGATACTATTCCTGTGATTAATCCTAAGAAAGCTGGTACATATACTTTCCAGTTTAATCCTATAGCTGTAGAAACCATGACGGTTAAGAACGCCATCTCTAATGCTTCACGCCCAACGTAGGCAAAAGATGCTAACATTATTTGCTCTGTGCAGGTAAGATATAGTTGTAATCAGTTAATCCTGAATCAACACTAATTTGCATAGCACCTTGATCGGAAAGTTTCATAGTTAGTTTTCCATCAAGACTTAAAATAGCTTGTACTTGTGCTACCGGCCAACTCCAAGAATGTTTTAATTCGTTAACAATTCCTGTATGTTGAAATACAAATGAACCTGCGTGGGTTGAATGATCACCAAAGTAAAATACTAATGTATTGTTTTCTGTTTTAACTGTAAAAACAGTTTCTTCGGCGTGTGCGGCACTTTGTAATTTCATTCTGTTAATTGATGCCATGCTTGGTTCAAATTCAACCTCCCAAGTTGCACCTTTAAACTTAACAGACTTTAATTTCTCATTAATAATTTCGCTGTTCATAAAACGATAATCATTTTGGAAATCACCTGCTTCGTTTTCAAAGTGAATATGTGTTGGAATAGTAACACCATTTCTTTCTGCTTTTTCTACAGAAAGTTTCGCTTTGACTTGATATTCAGGATTTTTTAAATGTAAAGCCAACTTATCTAAGTTAGGCATACCAAATGTTTCTTTAAATTCAGAAACCGGATTTTTGGTTGTTGCTGATAAAATTACAGAACGATCCTCAGCCATACTCTCGATAGTAGTACTTTGGTCGTCGCCTGTAACCTTAACTAGATTAAGAAAGCCTAGTGAATGTGTATGGGCAACGATATCTTGTAAGATGTCTTTCATACGATTTTCTCCATTAAGTGTTTATTATACAAGTGTTTTAGTTTAAAGTCAAGCATTTTTTTGTAGTCCTCGCTCATTAAAATACTCAAATATATCGAGCGTAGGTGCCCAGCCAGACTTTCTTAATTTAGAAATGTCTGCTTGATTATCAGTCCGTTCGTGCTTATCGCCAATTTTTAATTTAGGATATAAACCTAAATGGTCTGTAATGTCTTTTAGTTTATGTGATTTCCCTGTGCCCAAATCAAATACACCAGTTAATTTTTTATTCATTAAATGAATTAGTGCATCACAAATATCACTAACGTGGATAAAATCTCGTTTATGGTTGCTGTTTATAAAATCAATTTCTCGTCTTAGAAGTTTTGGAATAAACATATCGGGTCTTGGTTCTTGGTCTCCATTGTATATAGTTGTAAAACGTAGGCCTAATGCTCGTCGTGGCGCAATCCGTTCAATTGTATGTTTTGATAATGCATACGGATTCCTCCAAGGTTCTTTTGCAGTACTTGAACTTGCATATATAATTCTTGCTTTTGGAAATGCTTTAAACAATCTTTTTGATGCTAGTACATTGTGTTCCCAATATTCTTTTGGATGTGTAAGACTTCTTCTGACACCGCTCTTTCCTGCTAAATGAAATATTATATCTACATCATAATTTAAATCACAATCTCTAAGATCCTGTCCGTCTTTTAAATCAAGTGTATGAATTTCATGACTGTATAGTAATCTGATTCGTAGTTCTTCACCAACCATACCTTTACTACCAGTTATTAATATTTTTTTTGAGTTTGCGTCAATCATCTATGCCTACCCAAGCGTTTGCTACTCGATGTCTTAAATCACTACTAGAAAATCTATGGTTACGTTTATTATAATAATGTTCTATTCCTAAACTTTCACCTGTTGTTTTACCACTAAAGTCTTTGCCTTCATACTCAACACCTAGTATACGTACATTAATTCCATTATATAATAAAAGAAGGTCATCTATATCTTCTTCTTTAACATACGGAATAATTTCATCAACATAACGTACACCTTTTAATTGTGTGTAACGTTCAATTATAGTTTGAACAGGTTTATTTTTTCCTGGTCTACAAGTTGGATCAATTTGTAATCCGCATATAAGATAGTCACATTGTTCCTTTGCTTCACGCAACATAGCAATATGTCCTGCGTGTAGTAAATCAAATGTACTAAATGTTATACCAATTCTCATTTTATAAACCTGTTTGTTAGTTCTGTTACTAATTCATATTTGTTTGCAACATTAGATAAATCTTCGCCATCTCTAAAAGATTGCTTATCTAATTGTTTTGCAGGATCCCCATCAGGCCAAATACGCCAACTGTCGTTATCAACAACATCAGATAGTACTAAAAGGTTGTCTTTAGATCGAAACCCTAATTCAAATTTTATATCTACAAGATGTATATCAGAAATATTCTTCCAACTATTTTCTATCGCTTTAAAGGCCGGAATAACAATTTTATTAATAGCACTATCCAACTCGTGTGAATTGAGTAAAGCTAGAGCAGTCATTAGAGGTTTACCTTCAATAGGATCTTTTGCAGAATACAAGTCCCATCTATCTGGCCATTTATAACCTGGATCTCCAAGTTTAATATATGGATCTGTATATACACCGTCGGCCCATTTACCTTCTACTAGATATTTTTCTCTAGCTTCATTTTCATCCATCTGCATAGGTTCATTTACAAGTGGAGGCATTACAACAGAATGTTTATGAAATACTTCCCATATAGGATTTACAAAATGATAAGGTGGTGCATAAGCCGTATTATATTCTGGGTTGCGTTTTAAGTAACTTCCATAAGCATAACGTCTAACAACAAACTCAAGTGGCAACATATCGCATTCGTTGTGTAGCATTGTACTTGGGTCTGTTTGTTTAATAAAAGATGTAGCTATACCATGTGCATCAAGCATTTTAAATACATTTGATGCTTGTTTTGTTTTTTGTATTCCTATATCAGTAAGTTCTTCTTTTTGAGCGGCATCACCGCCTGTTAAGAAATTTTTTGCAACCATCTTAACTGTAAAGGGTTCATCGCCCTTTTGAATTAATTTTGTTTTACCTTCAACTAAAATAGTCATATTAATTTTCTCGCTCCATAAGATATCATATAATCTGCACCAGCTCTTTCAAAAACATGGTACGTTTCTACTAATTGTTCAGGTGTGCTAATTCCTAACCATTCACCTGATACTTGAAATACACCACAAGGTTTACCTGTGATTTGTTTTATAGGTCCTATTAAATCTATACTAGTCATACCTGGTTTAACCATTAATTCATCAGCACCATCGTCTGCATAATTTACTGATTTGATAATAGCTTTATCTCTATCTGAAACATCTAATTGATAGGGTCTTACTATACCTTTTTCTATTCCCATTACATTACGCCAACCACTATAAAAACTAGATCTAAATTTTGTACTGTAACTCATTACAGGAATTTTACTATTAGCATTTTTAATATTTTTAACAGTATTTGGTTGACAATCACTAGGAGCAATTGTGGCCCCAGAAGCATTGTATATTTCTACTGCTTGTTCCAATAATAGCTCGTCTGTTTTATCTTGATTGCTTGTAACGTTACAATGCCCGTCATGTGTATAAGCACATAAACAAATATCTACATTTAGTTTAATATTAAGTTTAGCAAGAGCTTTTGCTGTCTGTGATACTAAAACAAAGTTATTCTTTTCTTTTAGTTTATAATCTGGAATATAAAATAGTAAAAATTCCTTAACTCCTAAGTCAATATCTTTTTTAACACGTTCAATAACATCTACAGGACCAAAAACTTTGTTATCATTATCTAGTCCCGAATCATGTGTTGTAGGACTAGAAAATATTGTTTGTACTACTCTCATCGTTTCACCCCAAAGTGTTTATATGTTTGTTGTACACATTTAGCTTGATAGTAACAATCTGCTAAGGCGTTGTGTGCGTCGCTCTGTATTGCTTTACGAGGGTCTGCAGGCATCATTGCAAACAATGTGCGACTGTCTCTTATTTGCCAGAAGTTCCAAGGTACTGGCTTACCTAACATTTCGTATAAGTTTTCTAACATACCATAATCAAACATAGGACCTTGAGCCCACAAGTAATCTAAACCAACACACCATTTATTTAGGCGTTGAGTTAATTCATTTAGGTCAACTCTGTCTTCATCACCTAGAGCTTCATCTCTAATATGTGCTTTTTGTTTAGCCCACCAGTTTAATGTATCTTGATCGATTGTACGACCTAGTTCGGTTTGGTCATCTACATTAACACGTAGATATAATCCATCATGTGGTTCGTCATCAGTAAAAGGATTAAATTTAATTGCACCAATTGTTAATATGGCAGAATTAGGTTTAACTCCTAATGTTTCTAAGTCAATCATTCCATGCATTATTCTTCTCCTCCAAAATCAAATAGTGTTTGAAAAGTATTATGTTGGAGTGTACTTGCTACGTCCCAGTTTAATACGCCAATTAAATTTCCTAGTTTATTATCAATAATAGTTTCTTCCATAGCTTCGTTATCAAATGGAAGTTCTTTAAACCAATCAGGTAAACGTAATTCGTCTGTTGGATATGCAACACTTGTATACCCTAATGGATTTTGTTTTAGTTTACAAACAATAACTTTCATACCATCTACAATCGTTTGGCTATACCTGTCGCCATTCATACGTTTTAATGTATTCCAGTTAATACTTGCTCGAACGTGTCCGGGCATATTTGCTTTGCCTTGTTTTTCTTCTTTTTTTCTATACTCTGTAACTTTATTAGCACGTTTAGGAGATCCTTTCTCATATCCAGGACGTAACTTAAAGTCTTTTCTAAATTCTGTAATACGTTCTAATACTTCAGATTCTTTTTTATCAGTTAATACCATAAGCAATAACTCACTTAAAAAGTTTTGCATAAACTCTGGTGTATCAGAACGTTTTAAATCAAGCCCCATGGCTTTTACTTTACCTGGTCCGTCAATATCTTTACGCATACCTTCTTCGTCATAAATTAATGTTGCATAACGTTTCTTTGTAATATACAATCCGTTTTCTGCAACAATTTCTCTACCTGCTTGAATTACATCTGCACGACCTTTAGGACAATGGAATGCTTTACCCATAAACTCAATAAATGTTTTATTAACTTCTTCTGCTACCTGATCATATAATTTAATAACACTTTCTTTAGTCCAAGGTATTGCTCCAGATTCTATTTCTTTTTTCAAAATTGGAAATGCAGAAAAGTATGCAGAATCTGTATCTCCGTAAATTATAGCATCACCAACATGGTCGTATGTGCCTGTAATAACTTTATTAGATTCTGCCGCCATATGTTTTGCAATTTGTCTACCGGTTAATGTAGTTGATTGCCCAAGACGTTTATCAAAAAATCTACAACCTGGATTTAAAAGTGCTCCATATAAACTGTTTAAATTAATTTTTTTAACAAGTTGTCGTTTATCCCAATATTCAATTTCAATTTTATTGCCAGCTTCAATGGCTTTTGTTTTCATTTCTTGCAGTTCTTTACGTTCTGCATACCAACGTTTTAATAATCCAGGTATAACACCATCAAACTCGTTTGTTAAAATAGTTCCGTTTGCTGTTAACATCCAAGGTTTACGACTATCAAATATTGCTTTATAAACTTCTGCCGCACTCATTATTTCTGAATCTGCATTTTCCCAATCAATTGTAATGTCAAAGTCTTTACGTTTTTCCATTACAGCTTCATATTCTAATGTACCGAAATGTCCTTCCCATGCTCCTGCAAATGATTTTTTCTTTAATGTCATTGCTTCTTCAACCATTGCATCTGTATCAATAGGACGTAATTGTCCTACAATAGTTGCTGGGTCCATATTCAATGCTCTAATAACACTTGGATATAGAGAATTTAAATCCATTGAACCTATCCACTTGTGTAAACCTTTTTTAGGAAATGCAACATAAGCCCCAGCCGCGGTTGCGTGTTCTCTATCATGCTT